TACTACTTGCTGCCATAAACAACTCAACATAATCTCCTATTGCTATAGAAGTACCTACAAATGTTATTGTTACTATTTGTGCTGAAGGAACACCAGCAGATTTTCTGGCTGATAAGGTTGCGTGTTTAGAAGAATACGGCCAGTTAGTACCATTAAACTTAAGCCATACAACAAAATCTTCTACACCTGCTGATAAGTTATTAACTTGAAGATTTGCTGTAAGTTGGTATGTACCTGGTTGTTCTATTCTTATTTTAGTACTACCACTAATACTCATATTATAATCTTCCCAACCATCATTTAAAATAATAGCTTGGGCTGTACCTGTAGCAGCTAATGCTTGAGAACCAGTGGCGTAAAAAGCACCATAAGTATTTGTTACACTATCTTGTAAAGTAATCCATTCACTTCCAGAGGTAGTTAATGTTACTGCTTGGTATGGGTTCTTGATTATAAGTGTATCTAAACCATTGATTTTTTGGCCACTAAATCCTTCAATACTTACTTGTGTTAAACCACCATTAGCACCTTCAAACGAACCATTACTTACAAATGTGTAAATAATATCCTTATAATCATTATTTGTAGTATTAGGTAAGGTAATATCAGTGTTACCAGGTGCTAAACCAGACCAGTTCATTAAGAAAATATGGTCGTGTTTGTAAGTAGTATCACTTAAATCAAATGATACAGCATCACCACATTCAAGTGTTTTCTTATTACTGAATAATGCTTCACCAATATAAGTATCACCTAACCAGTTTGAATTATTACGAGTATTAAGTAAATCTAATCCAGCACCTTCTAAGTTAAGGGTAAGTACAGTATGACCTGATCCATTAACAATTACTTCAGTATCTGCTCTGTTGATTGCTACTGTATTATCACTATCAAGTATACCACCTGGGAATCCATTTATATCCATTACCCAGTCACCATTGCTAATATAACTTCCTGAACCACCCATAATAACTGAATTATCAGTACCATTTAAAATAGAGGAAGTAGTACCAGCAATAATTGCTACGTTAGATTGGTCAATATCAACTACGTTATCAAATCCAGATACTAAAGCAGTATCAGTAAAAGCAGCAATAGTATTGTTTGTACCTAATACATTTGAATCGGTTACGTTTTGTTCTACCTTGTTGAATGTACCATTTACATTTACACGTGCAACAACTTGGTCTACCTCATTACCTGCACTTACTTGTCTATCTAATGGGATATTTGAAGCAGCTATTGTATTCCAAGCAACACTACCTGTACCTGATTGATTATATACTGTGTAACCATCTTTAGTAGATGCTTGTTTTATTAAACCAAAATCAGTTACAGTTTGACCCCCATCATAATCCTGATAAACTACTCTACCAGTTTCAGCTTCTTCTCTAACTTGAATATCAACAAATCTATCATTTAAAATGTCAAGTACTCGTCTACGAGGATAAATTAATTTACGATTAAGTTGTTTAATTAACTCTACCTCAACTGTGTCTCTGTAAGTTAGGTTAGCACCTGAAATTTTGTTAATACGATAGTAAGCACCATCAATAAAGTACTTATCATTTAGAGCAATATTTTGGATTTCATTTGGCTCTAAGAATACATTACAAACTAATTTACGAGCATCAATGTCGTAAAGTGAGTTAATATAAGTCTCCCAGTAATAATGGTATGCAGAATTTGCAGTATATCCATTTACGTTGGTTTGGAAGTAAGGCCAGAATCCAGGATTTTTTCTATTACCAAAATGTAAGTCACGTGAGGTATTAGAAGTAGGTAATGACTCATAAGTTGTCATTTGGAACCAAGAAGTAACAGCGTGAATTGTTCCTTCTCCGTCATTAAAGAAGTATCTACCTCTAACAATACCACGAGGTGGTGCTCCATTAGTTCCTAATGAACCACCAAAGGCATCTGCAGGTACTGTTTTTTTACCATTAGCATATAACAAACGAGGTTTAAAAGCAAATGGTTTTGGTTCTTGTCCTGGCTCTCTTTTATGGAGCATTGGAATAATAAAGTCAGTAGAGTTAGGAATATTCTTTACTGGAGTAGCAGCAAATGTAGTTCCTATTTTTCTTTCACCTACTGCTAAGTCTGATTCATTAGTGTATTTGTATGTTCCGTAAACGTTACCACCAAATCTCTCTATAGTGTATTGGTTTATAGAATCATCGTCTTCTTCATCACTAAATAGAATTTCCTTAGGTTGTTCAGTAATAGGGTGAAGAATTTTATAACGTTGACTTCTATCTACTTTATTAGTCCAGTCTTTTTGAGCACCTTGATCTATCCAATCTTGGAATGGTTCTATCCTAAGTACATTACGAGTACCAGGAACAGGTTCAATTACTAAGTTAAATTTCTCAATTAAACCTTGTAGAAAATCTAATGCTTTTAGATCAGCAGGGAATTGTTCTGCCATATCAACATTAGTATTAAATACACTTTTAGGTGCTGAATATAGAGTAAAGTAAGTAGCATTTTGTCCTGGACCTATTGTTACTACCTCACTACCATCATCTGTACCTAATTCAATATATGCTTTTACCTTTCTACCTGCTGCTAAACTTACTAATGGGAAAGGAGCAATTAATTGTCCTGATTGAGGAGGATCAACAAATGTTCTACCTAAAATTTGAGCACCTAAATCATCTTGTAGGGTAACAAAGAATCTTAAACGATTATCTAAATCGTAATTTGAAATACTAAAAGTAAACGCTACAGTAAAACCATACTGACCAGCAGCATAAGTTGTGTATTCATCATTTATCAGATCGTAACGATTAAAATCATCAAATGATTCAGTATTGAAATTGATTAATGTATCAGTTAAGGCATTAAATACCTGATTTGATGTTTCTCTATAAGCATAGAAACTACCTGTAGTAGGATTCTCATTTTGAACACCAATAGCATCACTTGGAGTAGTTAACAGATATAAATTACTAAAATAAGCTGAATCAATAAATGAGGAAGTATACTCGTAATCAGTTTGAGAAAATATAGTATCTAAAACCGCTCTTACTCTAATAGCAGGTTTAAAATCCTGTACTCGTAGAGGTAAAGTACTATTATCAAATGTTACTGAACTTGGATTATTTGAGAAAGCATAAGTTGGAGCAGTTGTATCTCCTTCTGCTCTACCATAATCTACGTTTGGATAAACAATATCTCCATTAGCAATATTACCATCCCAAGAACCAGTAATATTACCATAATTGTAAGTGTGGTTATAAGCTGACCAATCTAATTCAGCTAAATAAGTATCAGTTAAAATGAATTTAAAATCAACTGTCTCGTTTACAATATTAACCTGATATGTTGTGTATCCTTTTTGATCAGTTATAATATCAGTAATATAAAGTCTACCTGTAAATACTGCTTGACCATCTGTTAAAACTTGACAAGGAATAGAATCTTGTAATGCTACTGAAGGTGTAGCACCTAAATTAAATAGGTTACCAAAGAAAGCATTATTTTTATCCGTTCCAGGTAAGCTAAATGTTTGAGATGAAACTCCAAATACATCACCAATTGTAGCATTCTCAATAGCTGAGATGTCTAACAATATGGGCTGATCTGATTCTAAAACATCTAAATCAACTACTGTTCCGTTATCGTTTGTAGCGCGTAAAATTACCATATTAGATTCTTGGTCTTAATTGATTAGCAGGTTCAAATTCGATTTGATACTGGAATACTTTTTGTGTACGTGGGTTTGTTTTTTCTACTAATGTAGCTGAAGTAATAGCAAGTGGGAAGAAATCACCATCTACTTGTTGGTAAACATTAGCACTGAAAAATAACTCCCTTAACCAATCAGCCTCTGCTTGAGTTAACCAATTACTGTTTGCTGTCTTTACTTGTGTTAATCCGTTGTAAAATTGCGTAGTTCCACGACGTTCACGATTGTATGCGACTGTAGTAGAGGTAGTTGAGTAATCAACGAATGATTTACCAAATGAATTTCTTTCAATATCAAATGAAGAATCACTCTGTAAAGTGAATGTGTAATAATCCCATACACCAAATTCGTTTTTCCAAGCAAATCTAACACCATCATACCCACATTGTGCTCCTTGCTTAACATAAGTAAATGAAGCATAACTACCAGAATTATTTACTGTATTAGATGCTTGTTGTCCTAATGCTCTAACTGTATAATAAGACCAACTTGGATCTAAACTGTTACCATCATCAGTTAAGTTTTGAGGACCAATTCCTACTGTAATTAACTGAGAACCAGATGTTTGAGAAGCTGCTACAGCACTCCATACTTGAGTAGTTGCTGTACGAGGACCACCTCCATTAGAGGCAATATTTGATAAATTATATTGATCTAACTCATTATTAGAAGCATCATATACTGTAACTTCTACCTCATATATGTCTTGAGCTGCCGTAGTACTTCCGTTGAAATTCCCATTTATAAGCGATAACGTTGCGTATTCACCGTCTTGTATGCTTTGGGTAAGGGGAGCGTTAGTTAACGCGTGATTTTTATTAAACGTAGTAGATGTAGAAACAGCAGAAGCAGTGTAATAAGATGCTGATGGGAAATTCCAATTCACAGCATCGTAAGGTTCTACTAAACCATCTACAACATAATAATAAGCTGAACCAGTTAATGCTGGAGAACCAGTTGTAGCATTAGTAATACCATTATAAACATTGACAGATGAAGAAAGTGATGTACCATATTCTTCACCAAATTTAACTTGGAAACGTTTTGCTACTTGAGATGCAGTTGTAAATGGAGCAGCCTTCCAAGTATTATCTTCTGCTAAGTATGAAGCAATGATTTGACCAAAATTAAAAACACCATAAGCTGATGGATTTGGTTGTTGTTTGATTCTCTGTAATACTGTAGAAGAACCACTATAAGTTAAATCTGCTATAAACTGGAATTGTGGTTGAGTTGATTGGTTAGAAGATACCTCAAACAAATAATCACTATTTGTCATTCCAGGTGAGGTTGGTTGTTGTTGTATTGTAATTGCCATCTTAATTACCTATTAGTCCAGGCGTATTATTAATGTTTAACTGTATATTTCTATCTAAATCTATTGCTACTGCTTCAGCTAATCTACCACTGTCAACATATTGCTGTCTTACAGTATTTAATGCTGGTTCAATAAATGGTCTTGCACGTTTAAAACGTTGACCTGATTTTCCTATATTATAAGCAATAGCCCAAGCAAATTGGTCTACTGATTTAAATTGTTTTGGTACTGATATTCTTTTTTGTTGAACCCAACGTATTATATCTTGTACTGGTGGTTGTTTTCCTCTACCTCGTTCTGCTCCATCATCAACATAATCACCATATTTTAACATAGTGACTGGAATAACAATTCTATCAGGTTCAACACGTGCAGGTTGTACTCTAATAGAAGCAGCTAATTTACCTGTAACATTACTACCATTTTCAGTTAACTTGATAATAGCCTCTTCCTTATAGGAATTAGCTATCTTAGTTAGCTCTTCAGTAGTAGCTAAGTATTCTACAGGTATTAAACTCACGGTAAATCAGGGAATGCGCAGTAATCAAGTATTGCAATATCAGTATAATTTAGAACAGCTACCCACCCGTATGCTCTATCATTAAATGCTTCATCAACTGGAGTAATATTTTGTAATGTAATAAATTCACTCTGTTGTCCTGAACCTAAGTTAAAGTAAGCAATCAAATCGTAAATATATTGTTCTGTATTTGATTTGATTTGTAATGGTGAGGCATCTGATAACTTAGGAATATCCAATGAATATAATTCAAACGTTAATGTACGAGTACCACTAATACCATTAGCATTTAGATTAATTCCAGGTGAAGTAAGTGGTCGTAAGAATATATACGGATATTTGATATTTTGAGATGAAGCATCCAAATAGTCAAGAGCACCCTCAGCAAACGATTTGATTGCCAAATGTGCATTACTTGCTGATTGAAATGTTTCAACTATTTGTTTATATGTCTTCATAGTCCAGGTTCGTCTTCAAATAAAGGTTTATCCTCTACTTTTTTAGATTTAATTACTTTTTCTGCAGGAGCTGTTTCAATACCTTTAGTACCATTAAGTTCCTTCATTAAAGTTAATTTATCAATCATTAGTATAGCAGCTACTTGGTTCATATCGAATCCACTTGCTATCATTGCTGCTGCTTTATGTTTTAATTCTTTTGTCATCGTATTTTATAATTTTGCCTGTTTTGTTCTCTTTGTATCATACCATTTTTATCTTTCTCAAATGCTAAATAGTTGAGTACAAATATAAAATTTAAGTCAGTGATTGATTTGTCACCTGTGATTGAAAGGATGGATGTTTCTGAGAGGTGATGAATTGTAGCAAACCATCCCCAATGGGCATTGAAACGCTCGCTTTCACCTTGTTCATCAGGGTCTTCAGTTCTGTTTTGTCCTGAATTGCTGAATAAACTTGCGTACCGAGCAAAGAGATGTTTGCCTGTACTAAAAAAAAACTCATAGCACCTAATGCAAAGCTAACTGGGATAGTAGACATTGTTTCTATTTGTTCAGTACGTTTAACTGAATCATATTTTTCTAATGTATAGTACTTAAATAAGTTTTCTACATCACCAGTACCAGTTTTGTATGAGTTCTTAAACGCCCAAATAACGCCATTAAATGAATGTTTTTCAATAGGGCGATACAATATAGCCATTATCTCTTCTAAGTTAGCAATTGGGTTTTTAGTTAATTTTTCTAAATCAACATATTCACCTAATGTCATTTTAGACATAGAAGAATAACCATATAACTGATTATCAATCTCTATAATAGGGTAGAATGATGATTGTGCTTCACCAATTGTTTCTAATACTGTAAGATATGTCTTACGTAATTCTAATGGTGATAATCCTAATATTACATCCTCATCTAAATCACTAACGTAAGATATAAACTTGATCATCTTATCCACCTCACTATCCATCTCAAGTGAGTTATAGTATTTCCAATCTTTAATACTAAAATAATCAGGTACGTTAAATCTTAATTCCATATGTTCATAAATATATTATGCTTGCTTTGTAGTCTCTAAAACAGAAAAAACCCCCTGCGTAAATGTCAATAAACCACAGGGGGAAAAACGATGCAATGGCTGATAAAACTCGTTATTTTTTTTAACTAACAAAATACATCAAAGGCAAGAAAATGTATTCATTAGATAAATATATGACCTTTATTTTGTAGAATCACGTTTTATTCGTCCTTCATTAGAAAATCTCTAAGCTGTTGCTTTGTTTCTTCTGTTAGTGGTTTATCATTAACCCACATTTCAAAATTATCAGGATTATGTGGAGGAAAAACCCACCATGCTAAATCATCTAATCTGTGGGCTAACCACCAAATAGCTTCTGCGATATAAATTTTAATTGTTCTCATTATTTTACTAATTTAGATTCTACACGTTGTGCGATTTGATAATCACCTGAAAGTCCATATTCAGTAAACGACATTGCAATCCCAATTACCTCAGTCAGGGAACATTTCATACCCTGACCATTAATGTAATCAACAGCTGCTTTGAGTGATGATTGACGAACGATTGATTCGTGTGTTGAGTTGTTGTTCATAACTTATTTTTTACTTTTAAAACCAAACCAAATAATAGTAACTAAACTGAGGAATACTAATGTTTTCATTATTCAATAATATCATTAATGTCATTCATTAGTCGATCTTCGGCAATGTCCTTATCTTGATACCAATTGATAAGTTCATCTACAATTTCTTCATTATTATAGATGCTTTCTTGAATACCACAAACCACTTCGTCTCTGATAATATCTTCAATAATGTTAACTTGTTCAACTGTCATATCCAAATCATTTGATGGGTCAGTAAAACAATCTTCAGCATTACCACTGTGGTAAAGGTCAGCACCAAAATATTTAATGTAAAATACATCTATAATGCCTGCTACTTCTTCTTTAAAGTTATAAGTAAGATCAGCAATAGCATTCATGCAAGCGATATCAGCATTAATTTCATATTCGAAATCATTGGGCCAATATTCTAAGTCATTAGCATTCTCTAATGCTACTAAACCACCAAGTAAGATTCGATTTTCAATGTATTCTTTAGCGAATACTTCAGCCATTACTTTTGTTTGATTGAATTTTGCGTTTGTCATTTTTTGCCTTTGTTATTAATTATACTTAAATATACGAACGAATATTCGCACATCCAAGTTTACTTTGAAGTAAATTCGTAAGTTGTTGAATTCATTTGGTTGCTGAGGTTTACATTACCATCAGTTTGTCCCCATAATACCTGATAGATTTCCTTCATCATTTTCTCTGCTGTACCTGAGTTGATTAACCAGGTTAATACTGCATCTGAGAATGGTGTTGTTCTGTCAAGGGATATTCCTACCTGCTTCTCATCATAATTTGGTTGATATAGAATGTAACATTCATCCTTCTTATTGTAACATCTAATCATCAACACATCATCAGGTAATTTTTGATCCTTATATTCAGTAACTATTTCAGAATCAAATTTTACTTTATTCTTATCAGCAGCACCCCATTTATTATATTTTCTCATTTTGTTATTTTATATTATAAAGTTATCAACTCTCTTTCAGGTAGTCACGTTTTATTTACCCCAGTTCATAGCTATTTTAGTTGCCTCATTCATTTGAGTACCACCCACGTATAAACTACCCTTACGTAATGCTGTTTTTTCTCTTGCCTCGTTAGCTAACATTAATGATATGATACAATCGTCATGAGTACCACTGGGTGCATTAAATGTAATAAGCCCATTAGCATTTATCTTATAAGTGTATGCTTGTAGTTCCTGTTTTAAGTATGGGAATAATTTATCATCAGGTAACTCTAACTCACCCTGTTGTATCTTATAAATCAGGTTACGAATACCTTGGTTTTTGGTTTCGTTTGTAGTATAGAAATCTTGTGTTTTCCTAATCTCGCTTTTGATTAGTTCAAACATAGGACGTCCAATGGAGTTAGACTCCACATATCCACCCAAAATGGGGTACCTTTTGAGTTCAGCGATGAAAGTTTTTCCAATCTCTTCAAATGGTAATCCGTTAATTCTAATAATTTTTGCGACTCTTCCGTGTTCAGATATGATAGTAAGGACAGAGTAGTCGTTAGTAAGCCCTGTGTCGATTCCAAAATAATATCGTCCGTTTCTTTGCGGTACATCCCATTGATTTATATTACATACATAATCGATTCCTGTGAAAACATCATTACCTGAGTCAGTAAATTCGGCTTGATATTCCTGACGAAATATACTGTCAGGAAGTGATTTACGTTGTTCCTCAATAAATGATTGGTCTATATGCGGATTATCCGTGGATTTACCGTTGAAAGAAATATAGTCACCATCCTCGTTGAGACCTTTGAGGTACGCGCTGTAAAACCAGTTTTTTGACTTAGGTGTAGAAATGATTAAACATTTTTTACCTAATGCTGAGAGTGTAGGAAATATAGCTTCATTTACGGCGTTTTCGGTAATAAAAGCTGCTTCATCAAGTATAACATAGTTGAAACTGAAACCGCGTATACTATCGGGTCTTTCACTCGACAAAAATATAAGGGTACTACCATTAACAAACTCAACAGTAAGTTCAGCTTTATTAGATTTAGTAATGATTTCATGAGATGCATTTGTTAGTTCTTGGAATACTTTACGGGCTTGGTTGTAAACCGGGCTTACCCAACATCCTTTTTGATTTGGGTTTTGTAATAACCAATACAATAACAAGTTTTGTGCTAATAACGATTTCCCCCACTGACGCGAAGTTACTACTACCCCAAATTTATGAGGTGTATCTGCGAAACCATTTATTACTTTACGCTGGCCAAAGTGTGGTGTAAATAAAGTAACATTCATTGTTGTTCATCACCTGGGTCTCTACCAGAAATAGCATCACCCCAATTCAAAATTACATTACCAGTAACGTTAGCTTCTATTTTTTCAACATCGTTACCTGTGTATTTAAAAATTTGGTCAATAGCTCGTTGACGAATCTTAGGATCATCGTCTGCTAATAAACCAATTAATTCATCTACAGCTGGATCGATTAATTTACTTAATTTTTCTCTCCAGTGTTCTTGATATTTGTTGCCTGCATCACTCCAGTATGCTGTGTATTGGATCTCACTTTTATCACCATATGCTTCGTGACAATACTTAATCCAATCCTTATACTTTATACCATCGTTTTGGAGGTAACGTAACTCATAGCACTTTTCTATACGTGCATCAGTTTCTGCTTTTGGTAATTTATTACCTGCCATTTTATATATTTTTTATTTATTTACGTTCTTTTTATTGTAAGGTTTGTATGCTTTACAACTTGTAACATCTAAGTTATTGTACAATAGAAAATTAACATCATCTATGTTAGCGAAAGAGTGAGTGTTGGTTAGTTTCCATTCCTTCATCACTATTTTTTTCTTAAATGATTTATCATCCAATTTTTTTCTTTCTTGTTTTCTTAACTTCTCTACTTCCTGCTTCGATATCATTATTTATAACTTCTTGGTTTGCTATTGTTTCAATTTCACTCTTATGTTGGTTATACATATCACTTGTTATCCTTGCAAGAGCCGGCAACTCGCAATTACACCCTAAATGAACAGGCTTACCTCTTAGAATTGATAGTGTCTCTAAAATAACGTTTTTATGGTTAGTTACCTTACCATAGTCTTTAATTGGTGCGTACGATGCTAAAATCCATTTAGCTTGTTCTCGAGTTATATTAAGCATTTTTCTTTCGTTTATTTGTCATTCGTTTTACTTTATGGTAAGCTTTCCTATCTACTGGATAACCATAGAATTTTTGATATTCAATTTCTTTCTCACCTGCACGTTTAGCACTTGTTTCAGTATCAATTATCTTTAATTCCTCCATTCCATATTGTTTGGCTCTCCTTTTTGGATTATCTGTTACTCCAATTTTTTTACCCTCAATATGGTATATAAAATATTTAGGCTTCCTTTCCTTCACTCTCTAAATACTTAAGTAGAGATTCTACGGTATACAACACTATCATTGTTAGGATAGCCACTATACCGGCTTTATAGAGGTTCAACGTTAATCCCAAAGTTAACCAAAAACTAAAACAGAAAGGACACGATAGCACCTGTACAGGATAGAATAACCAATTCCAATTTCGTTTAACCATTAATCTGATTAATTTTTCTACTACCCAACTTCTTACAGACTGGATTGGAGAGAAATATTTTACAAATAGTAAGCTGATAGCTGATAATCCTAATAACTCAATCATACCTCGTCTTCTAATGATGCTACATCATTTAATGTCAATCCTTCATCAATCACCTCAGCACTCGTATCGTACATTTGACGTTTGAGTTCCTGCCACATATAGAAATTCTTCAATAAGTTATTCTCATCAATGAATTGGTTTACCTCATTTAATTGAGCTTGTAACTCAGAGCAGGGATCTACTTTTTGTGCTTGTAACTGCTCGTGCGACAATGGTTGTTTAACTGGATTGCGTTCTTGTTCTGTTTGAAATGTTAGTCCCATATTATTTATCTATTTTAAAATGTAATCTTTTTCTTGTTTTTGGAGGGCGACCTGGACTGAACTTTACAAAATAATATATTGTATGTTCTAATCCATCTACCCTATGTTCTAAGTTTCTAAACTCAGTGTTAGTATAATACCAATCTTCTTTATAGGCATCAATCCTCTCATCCTTGAAATCTTCGAAATCAAGTTTAAGCATAACCATTTGAGTTTTTAGGTCTTGAATTTCCTTTTGAAGTTCCTCTATCATTACTTCTTTAACTCTAATAATACATTTTTAATCTCATCACGTATAGCTTGTCTATCGTTATGTCTACGTTTAGCTACTTTTTTCTCCAACTCACCGATACGTTGTTCTAATGAACTATAATCTACGGTTGGATTACGTTTAAATACGCGGGAAATACGCGTTATAATCAACGACCAATATTGTTTCACATAAGGTATCAACAACGTGATTGAAACGTTTAATATAATGGTTAAAATAACGAATAGTATTAGGTACAGTGGTTGCATTTTTGTCTTATTATTTGGTAAATTATTGCCATATCTTTCTGGATGGAATTAAGGGTAATATTAGTTCTATTTCTTATTTCCTGGTATGTTAATCCTTCATCCCATTTCATCTCCAATAGTCGCTGATGATACCAATGTAGCTCACTTCTGGCTTTTAAGTAGCACTGGTATAACTCAGTATCTTCTAATTGTTCATCTGGAACGTAAGGATTATTCTCAAACTCCAACATCCCACTTCTCGCCCTCATCTTCTCTCTTCTGAATTGATTATAGAGGGGTGATTGTGCTGATTTAATCTGGAAACCGCAACAATAGAGAATATAGTTAGCGATTTTATCATCATCCAGCATCTGTTGCTGTTGTTCTGGAGTACGTGTTAGAAACGATTCAGTGCATATTGAGAGCAAATCATCTGCATATTGCGACATCTGATCAATTGCAATATTATTCTTTACCTCACCTTGCAGATAGGAGTAATTCTCTCTAAACCATTTATCTATTTCATTTTTTAGTGTCATAATCTTATCTTTTCTCTCCCCCATATCCCTGGAAAATTCAAATATTAAAGTGTAAAACAGGGCTTAA